ACTCTTTCGGAGCATTTCAATGCCTACCTTTGCCAACATCAGTGACATCATCACTGCGGGTATCCAGTCCCGTACCGGCGCGCTGGCCGACAACGTCAGCACGAACACCGCCCTCCTGCTTCGCCTGAAAAAGCGCGGCAACGTCAAGACGTTCTCGGGCGGTAACATCATCCTGCAGGAACTGGCCTATCTGGATGCCACCACGCGCAACGCTGGCTCGTACAGCGGCTACGACGTGATCGACATCACCCCGAACAGCCCGATTTCCGCTGCTCAGTTCGACATCAAGCAGTACGCTGCCGCCGTGTCGGTCTCGGGCCTGGAAATGCTGCAGAACGCGGGCAAAGAGCGGATCATCGATCTGGTCGAAGGCCGAATCATGGTCGCCGAGGCCAACCTGCAGAGCCAAGTGTCTGCCGGCATCTACTCCAACGGCACCGGCAACGGTGGCAAGGACATCACCGGTCTGGCTGCTGCGGTTTCCACCGCTCCCGGCTCCGGCACCTACGGCAACATCAACCGTCTGAACTTCGCCTTCTGGCGCAATGCTTCGTTCGGTGCTGTAACCAACGGTGGCGCTGCTGCGACCTCGGCCAACATCCAGTCGTACATGAACCGCCTGGCCCTCCAGTTGGTGCGTGGCACGGACTCGGCTGACCTGATCGTCGCTGACAACAACTACTACCGCCTGTATCTGGAAAGCCTCCAAGCCATCCAGCGCGTGCAGTCGGAAGAGATGGCAGGCGCCGGCTTCTCGGCGATCAAGTATTACGGCACCGGCAAGTCGGCTGACGTGGTGCTCGACGGCGGTATCGGTGGGTCGATCACGGCCAACACCATGTACTTCCTGAACACGAAGTACATCTTCTTCCGCCCGCACGCCGAACGCAACTTCGTGCCCATTGGCGGCGACCGCCTCTCGGTCAACCAAGACGCTGTGACCAAGCTCATCGGCTGGGCCGGCAACCTGACCTGCTCGGGCGCTCAGTTCCAGGGCGTGCTGCACGCAGGCTAATCAACCCAACACAAGGAGCTAAGAAATGGCTGCACCTTTCACCGTCTCGCCCGTGCTGGGCGTTGACCTCAACACCACCACGCTCGCCGCTGATGTCGGCGCATCTGGCTCGGAAGACGCGCCGCAACTGGGTACGCAGGTCTTTGCCTCCAACGGCAAGATTTACGTGTACGCCCAGGCGAACGCGATCATCTCGGCGAGCGACACCGATTGCTCTGTGAGCGCGACCACGTTCCTCGCAACCGCCTCGGGTGGCGCTTACCTGTCTCCCCCTGTGGCGATGGCAGTGGGCGACCGTGGCTGGTTCTCGCGCGCTGGCGTCTAAGGAACTGCAATGGCAATCCCTACCCGACTCATGGGGTCTGGGGCGCCTGCGCAATTGGCACAAAACATCTGCGGCGATGTGGTCGATTCGATCACTGCCGCAGGTACGACCAATGCCAACGCAACGCCGCTCTCTGGCGCGATCAACCGCGTCACCACTACCGCCGCTTCGACCGGCGTCGTCCTGATGGCCCCTGAACAGGGCTCGCAGGTCGTCGTCATCAACTCCGGCGCCAATGCCTTGCTGGTTTACCCCAGCACGGGCGCAGCAATCAACGCACTGACTGCCACGACTGGGGGTTTCTCCGTCGCCGCTGGCGGTCGTGCGCTGTTCATCGGCACGAGCTCGGCGAACTGGTTCGCCATTCTGTCCGCATAAAGCCCTAGCCCCGGCGGGCAAAGCCGGGGCATCACTTTTAGGAGACAGCTTTGGACAACTCCACGGCAAATCTGTACGTCGAATTCTACGAAGACGCCATCGAAATCCCGTTCAAGTCCGAACAGGCTGGACGCCCGGTTTACGAGCAGCGCGAATTCATCCGCATCATCGTCCCCGGTGACTCGACCAACATCATCGAGCGCTTGGTGAACGATCAGGACCGCAACGATTTTCCGCGCCAGTACGACCGCTTCAAGAAGGGTCAAGCTGCCGTGGTCGAGGGGACGCCTCTGGCTATGTGGCCGGTGGTGAACAAGTCCCAGGTCAAAGAGTGCGAGTACCACGAAATCAAGTCGGTGGAGCACCTCGCCGAGGCCTCTGATTCGGTGTGCAACCGCATGGGCATGGGCTACATGGAGCTGCGCAACAAGGCCCGGGCGTGGCTTGCCGCAGCCAAAGACGCCTCCATCGTCACCCAGCAAGCCGCCGAAAACGGTCGGCTCCAAGGTGAGATCGAGATGCTGAAAGAGCAGATCGCCCAACTGGCTGCACCAAAGCGCGGTCGTCCCGCCAAGGAAGAGGCCTAAGCCATGAACCTGCTGGAATTGGTGCAACAGACGTGCTATGAAGTAGGGGTTGCCGCCCCGACTCAGGTCGCCACGTCGCAAGATCCCCAGATCCAGCAGTTTTTTGCGCTGGCCAACCGTTTCGGGCGTGATCTCGCCCGTCAGTTCATTTGGCAGGAGCTCGACAAAGAGCACCTCATCACCACCGCCGTTCTGAATACGACCGGCGACGTGACGTTGGGTAGTCCGACGATTACCAACATTCCCGACACGACGGGCATCACTTCGGATTGGGGCGCGAACTTCGTTGGAGCTGTGCCTTTCTCGCAAGTGGTGTCGGTTGGGCCGAACACGGTCACTCTGAGCCAGCCATCGCAGGCTTCCGGTACGGGGATCGCGATCAACTTCGGCCAGGTCAACTACCCGCTCCCTTCTGACTGGCTGCGCCAGATTGAACAGACGGAGTGGGATAGGTCGAACCGCTGGCCGCTCAACGGCCCGAAGTCGCCGCAGGAGTGGCAGAACTTCAAATCAGGCATTGTCTACGCCGGCCCTCGGCTTCGCTTCCGCATCGCCGACAACACGATCCAATTGAACCCACCTCCCGGTGATGCATGGCTCCTTTCAATGGAGTACATCAGCCAAGATTGGGTCGTTGCTCTTGACGGCACGACGAAGCCCAAGTTCACGCTGGACACCGATGAGGCGGTGTTTGATGAGTCGTTGATGGTCGAAGGTCTCAAGATGCGCTGGAACAAGGCCAAGGGCTTTGCCTACGACGACCGGGCCTATTTCGATCTTCTGGCAGTCTGCCAAGCGCAGAACAAGAGTGCTCCTGTTCTGTCGCTTGCGCAGTTCCCAGGCTCTGTGCTGCTGAGCACGGCCAACATCCCTGACGGCAACTGGCCCGCATGAAACGCCGTATTGCTTCGGTCATGTCCATGCCTGCCCCGGTGGGCGGGTGGAACGCCAAAGATCCCATCGCGCAGATGGGGCCAAAGGATGCGGTCATTCTGGACAACTTCTTTCCGCTAACGACTGAGGTATCGTTAAGAGATGGGTCTGTAGACCATGCGACCGGCATCCCGGCCACGGTCGAAACCTTGATGGACTACAGCGCCCCGACGGGCGCAAGCACCATCTTTGCCGCAGCAGGCGATTCGTTCTATGACGTAACGGCCCCTGGGGCTGTTGGTGCAGCGGTTCAAACTGGGCTTTCGAACGCGCAATGGCGGTCGGTCAATTTCTCAACGCCTGGAGGGTCGTTCCTCTATGCGGTGAATGGAGCGGACGACGCTAGGTTGTGGGACGGAACTGTTTGGCAGTCCATGAATGCAGTCAGCGTCCCTGCCTTCACAGGGGTAGCTACCAACACACTCACGCATATCAACGTCTACGCGCGCAGGCTATGGTTCGTTCAAGAGAACACCATGAAGGCGTGGTATCTGCCGGTCAATTCGATTAGCGGCGCGGCGGCATCGATTGACTTTGCCTCCCTGTTCAACAAGGGCGGCTATCTGATGGCGATGGGTACATGGACCATTGACTCGGGGTCCGGCATGGATGACCACGCGGTCTTCTTCACCTCCGAAGGTCAAGTAGCGGTGTACCAGGGGATCGACCCATCCACCGCTTCAGGCTTTGTGTTGGTGGGGATCTACGACATAGGCGAGCCGGTCACGCGCAATTGCTTCGTGAAGTACGGCTCTGACCTGTTGCTGATCTGCCGTGATGGTGTGCAGCCTCTTTCTGCGGCGCTCCAGTCGTCCCGGGTCTCGACCAAGGTCAGCATCACCGACAAGATTCAACAGGCCATGAGCGAGGTCACAGGGGCCTATGCCGCGTCGTATGGCTGGCAGCTTCAGGTCTTCCCGGAAAAAAACGCGCTGATCTTGAATGTCCCCGTTCTCGGAGGGCAGCAGCAGTATGTGATGAACACCCTGAGCGGCTCATGGTGCCGGTTCCTTGGCTGGAATGCATCGTGCTTCGTTCAAAGCGGGAGTCGCTTGTACTTCGGTACTGCCGGCAAGGTGATCGAGGCTTGGACGGGATCTAGCGATTCCGGCATGGCGATCACGGGAAACGCTCTCCCTTCGTTCCAGTACCACGGCGGCATGGTCCAGAAGCGCTACACCATGGCGCGGCCCATCCTCACGACCGATAGCCCTGGCATTGGTGTGCTGCTCGGGTTGAACCTTGATTTCTCGATCTCTGAGCCTGTAGGTAGCCCGACCTTCACCCCAACGACTTCGGCGATCTGGGATGTGGCCACTTGGGATAACGGGATCTGGGCCGGCGGTCTGACGATCCGCAAGGATTGGAACACCGTTGGAGGTGTTGGCTACTGCGCCGCGATGTTCCTCAAGGTCCAGACAAGCTCCGCTCAACTCCGTTGGCAGTCCGTGGATTACGTCTTTGAAAAAGGCACCGGCATTCTGTGATCGTCTTCGGCGAAGAGGTTTGCTTCTGGACTGCAGAGCGAACCGGTGGGAGCTACTACGCCGGTAGTGGAGAAGGCATCGGCTGGGAAAAGAACGGCGAGTTGGTTGCTGGCGTGCTCTACGACTGCTACACGGGCCGGTCTGTGCAGATGCATGTCGCAGCAGTGGGCAAGAACTGGATGGTGCGCGAGTACCTGCGGATCTGCTTTGACTACCCCTTCAACAAACTGAAAGTGAACAAGGTCATTGGCCTTGTTGATTCAACGAATCTTGACGCGCTCCGCTTTGACCGACACCTCGGGTTTGTGGATGAGGCCGTCATCAAGGACGCCGGCAAGTACGGCGATCTTCACATCTTGACCATGACACGCGACCAGTGTCGGTTTTTGAGGACATAGACATGGGAAAGAGTTCAGCCCCTCCAACTCCGGACTACGCAGGCGCCGCTCAAGCGACCGCTGCTGGAAACCTTGAGGCGTCGAAGTACGCGACGAAGGCAAACCGGGCGGATCAATACACGCCCTATGGCTCGTTGACTTGGCGTGATCTTGGCGATGATCGATGGGCGCAAGACATCAATCTGACGCCTCAAGGTCAGGCCCTGCTCGACCAGCAGATGAAGACCAGTGGTCAATTGGGCAGTTTGCAGGACAAAGCATTTCAAGGTGTTGCAGGGCAGCAGGCCAAGGGCTGGGGCGATGAGAACCTTGTCCAATCTCCGTTCAACCCTGGAGAGACGGCGCAAGACGCGATCATGCGTCGGACTCAGCCGCTCTTGGATCGGTCCCGCGCCAGTGCCGAAACGCGCATGGCAAACATGGGCGTTCAGCAAGGGTCGGAAGCATGGAAAAACGCCCAAGACGACATTGGCCGCCAGGAAAACGACGCCTACAGCCAGGCTGCGCTGCAAGGAATCCAGACAGGCCAACAAGCCCGACAACAGGGCATCCAAGAGCAGCAGTATTTCAACTCGCGTGACCTGAACCAGTTGAACGCGCTGCGGACCGGTGCGCAAGTGACGAACCCGACTTTCGGCGGCTATGCGCAGCAGCAGGCGACGGCTGGTCCAGACATGCTCGGGGCAATGAATCAAACATATGCCGGGGATGTTGGGCTCGTAAATTCCAAGAATGCAAACTCGGCAAGTACCGCCTCAGGCGCGGCCGCTTTGGCCGGTATGGCCATGATGTTCTGATGATCGACTATCTGGTCTTCTGGTATCAGGTGATCGTCGCATCTGAGCCGCTGCTTGAGGATGCGATTGCATCGCTGTCCGACGATGGTTTCGAAGGCGAGCTCAAAGCCTTCTACAAACATCATCTGGAAGACGAACGCAACCATGCGAAGTGGCTGCGCGAGGACATCGGCGACCGTCAGATCGGGTTGAACATGACCGCCGCTGCGCTTGCAGGAACGCAGTACTACCTCATCCGGCATGTGCATCCTGTCTGTCTGATGGGCTACATGATCGCGCTGGAAGGCGGGGAAATTTCGCCCGCTGTCATAGAGGCAATTGAAAAAGAGCTCGGGCCAGACGCATCAAGAACGGTCCGTATTCACGCAGAAGCGGACCCGCACCACATCAAAGAACTGCTTGCTTTCCCGATCCCTGACGAGTTCAAGGATCTGGTTGAAGCGAGCAGGCAGCAGACGTTAAACATCCTTGGGGGTTTGCATGGCGCAAGCTAACTTCTTCGCACCTGGCTTTGATGACCAGATCGAAGCTCAGAACATCGAGCGTCAACGCCGGTATGCCGAGCTTCTTCGAGATCAATCCCAGCAGCAACCGCAAGGCCAGATGGTCAGCGGGCATTTCGTCGCCCCAAGCTGGACGCAAAGCCTCGCCCAAGTTCTGAAGGCCTACCAAGGTGGCAAAGGGATGCGGGAGGCCGACGCCAAGCAGAAGGCCCTTGCAGAGGCCGTGCGCGGTCGGACGGCAGAAGAGATGGGCACGTTCACGAAGTTGCTCTCAGGTGCTCCTGCACAAGCCACTGGACAGCAGTACCAGACTGGTGCCAACGAGATGGGCGACGAAGCGGCGACGGTGCCGCAGTGGTCTGGCGCTCAGAAGCCCGACATCAACGCCGCCTACCAGTTCGCCGCTGGCGCCAAAACGCCCGCACTGCAACAGGCGGGCCTGCAAGGAACCATGCAGATGGCGCAGCAGCGCGGCGCGCAAGAACAGGCAGCCGCACAACAACAACGCATCCTCGGCATCATTCAAAGCGCAGGAAGCCCGCAAGCGGCGATTGCTGCCGGCGCGCCTCCTGAGTTGGTGAAGCAGTTCTACGAAGCGCGCAACCTCGGTCGCGACAAGGTGACGTTTCAGGACGTGGGCGGGGAGAAGGTGGCTGTTACGGAGTACGGCGACCGTCCTGCGGGTGTGGCACCTCTCCAGAAGACCGGCAACCCGTTCTCGGATCTGGTGGTCCGGGACCAGAACGGCAACATCGTGCCAAACGCGCCTCTTGCCTCCACGAAGGCGGGTATTGCCCGCGCAGGGAAGCCGGAGATCACCGTCGACGCTCGGAACTACAACACGCAGGAAAGCGAGCAGTCCAAGGTGTACGGCAAGCAGCTTGGCGAGATTCGCGGCACGATCACGCAAGCCGGGATTGATGCGCCGAAGCGAATCGCCCAGATCGACCGCATGGACGAACTCTTGAAGGGCATCGACGGCGGCAGGTTCGCGCCCGCTGGGGCAGAGGTGGCGTCTGCGGCCAATTCGCTGGGCATCAAACTTGACCCAAAACTGGGCAACAAGCAGGCGGCGGAAGCTCTCGCAATTGAGATGGCACTGAAGATGCGCCAGCCTGGCTCTGGACCGATGACCGACAAGGACTTCGACAACTTCCTGAAGACGGTCCCCAGCCTTGCCAAGACCTCCGAAGGGCGTGCGCAGATCAGCCAGACCATGCGCGCAGCGCTACAGCGCGACGTGGAGGCGGCGAAGTTCTCGCGCGAGTACGCCAAGAAGAATGGCGGCGTCATCGACGACAACTACTTTGAGGCGCTGGCCGATTTCTACAACAAGAACCCGGTCGTCACGCCACAGATGCCGGCTACAAACGCGCGAGGCAAGGTTTTCCAAGACGCTGACGCCATCCTCAACCGGGGCAAAAAATGAGCGCTGAGAAGTACGCACAGTGGATCGTTGACAACCAAGACAAGCAGGGCACGCCCGAGTTTGAGACGGTCGCTGCTGCCTATCTTGCTGCTAAAGAACAATCGCAGCCCACGCTCAAGCAGAAGGTGCAGGCTTCTATCCCAGGCCGAATCCTCCAGGGTGCGCGTGACGCAGTAGATGCTGGCGCACAGTTGTTGCCTCGCGGCCTTGAGCAAGCGACTTCGGCCTTTGGGCTGTCGCCTAACCCTGTGTCGCGATTCTTCGGTGGCGAGGCTCAGCGCGTCGATCAGATGGTCAGCGACAACGCCCGTGAGTACGAGGGTGCTCGACAGGCGACCGGCCAAGAAGGGTTTGACGGGGCTCGGTTGGTCGGGAACATCGTAAGTCCTGCCAATGCCGCCATCGCCACCAAGCTCCCCGTCGCCACGTCGTTGATGGGTCGTGTGCTGCAGGGTGGTGCGCTAGGCGCAGCAGGAGGGGCTCTTACTCCGGTTGATACTCAGGAAAACCCCGACTTTGCTTCGACCAAGATGGGCCAAATGGCACTTGGCGCAGCGACTGGTGCAGTGGCTACCCCGATCATGGGGAAGGTCTCGGACTACGTCGGGAAGTATCTGGCTGGTCGCAAGGCTCCGTCCACCGTCGTTCTCCAAAAGACCACGGAAGACTTCGCCCGTGACATGGGGATGGACTGGCAGGCCATGGCGACCAAAGAGAAAGCAGATCTCTTTGAGATGGTCAAAGCGGCTGCGGCAGGACAAGCCGGGAAAGACCCTGCTGCCGTCACTCGCGCCGCCGATTTCAAAGCCGCAGGCATCCCCTACCTGACCGGACAGGCAACGCGTGACCCGCGCCAGTTTGCTGCTGAGAAAAACCTATCCCAGCTTCCAGGCGTCGGCGACGACATCACGGCGCGACTGTCCGAGCAAGCAAACTTGCTCCGCCAAAAGGTCGGCGCATATGCCGGTGGTGCATCCGATCAACAGGAAGGGGGCGCGCTGCTTGCCGAATCTCTCCGAAAGTTCGACGCAGCAAAGTCCAAAGAGGTAAGCGCCGCTTACAACGCCGCTCGAAACTCTGCCGGGAAGGATGTGGAGCTTCCCATGCAAGGGCTGGCTCAAGACTTTGCAGAGGTCTTGGACAACTTCGGCGACAAGGTGCCGAGCGGGGTGCAAAACCAGTTCAAGAAGTACGGAATTCTCCCAGGCGGAGACATGACGCAGCGCAAGCTGTTCACGGTCGAAGAAGCCGAAAAGCTGCTCAAGGTCATCAACGCAAACCAGAGCAACGACCCTTCAACCAACACAGCACTGGCCGCATTGCGCGAGTCGGTGAAACGTGCAGTCACCACCGATGGTGGTGCAGAGGATGTGTTTGGCGGAGCTCGAAAACTCGCCGCAGATCGATTCCGCTTGCAAGATGCTGTCCCAGCGCTTGAGGCTTCGGCGAGTGGCCGGGCGAACGCTGACAAGTTCGTTGACACGTTCATTGTCAGCAAGTCCGCACAGACTGGCCAAGTCCAGAAGATGGCCTCTTTGCTCAAGGAGAGCGACCCGGATGCCTTCCGTGAGGCCAGGACACAAATCGGGGCCTACCTGCAGCGCAAGGCGTTCGGAGAGAACCCGGCTGGAGATGCAAAGTTTCTTCCTGCTCAATATGCCAAGGCTCTGCGCGAGCTCGGCGACGGGAAGTTGGGTGCATTCTTCACTTCTGACGAAGTGGCCCAGTTGCGTCGGCTTGGTCGTATCGGCGCCTACGTGGAAAGTGTCCCAGCAGGCCGACAGCCGAACACTTCTGGCAACTGGGGTGCGATCACCAGTTTGGCGACCAAGATACCGGGCGTACCGGCTTCACTCGCGCTCGGTGGGGCGCTTAAGAACAGCGTCAGTAATCAGATGACGGCTACCAACGCGCTGTCGGGAAAACTTCCGGCCAAGATGTCTGCCGAAGAGATACGCCTGATGTCGCAGCTTCTCGCTGGTGGAAGCCTCGCCTCGGGCAATGCGGGCGCGCTCCCGCTTCGCTAACCAGGCAAACAAGCATCCATAGAAAACGACGCCGATAGGCGTAGCTGCCGCGCGCAGAGCAGTTTCCCAGACTTCCATTCATAGCCCTTTCAGGCCGCCATTGTGCGGCCTTTTTCGTTTCTGGAGCAACCATGCCATACAACGGTTCCGGCACTTTTACCCCGTACACCCCAGGAAATCCGGTGGTTTCTGGGACTGTCATCAGTTCGACAGCGTTCAACGCTACGCAGTCTGACATTGCTGCGGGGCTCTCCAATGCGGTGACGCGAGATGGTCAGTCGCCTCCATCGGCCAATCTGCCCATGGGCGGGAAAAAGCTGACTGGCCTTGCAGCGGGGGCCATTGCGGGCGACTCCCTCCGCTGGGAACAGCTTTTCAGCCAAGGGACCGAGCAGGACATAGCATCTGCGGCGACCACCGACATCGGGGCACAGAACACGACTGTTCTACGAATCACCGGTACGACAGGCATCACAAGCTTCGGCACGAACTACAACGGCCCCAGGTTCGTGCGATTTGCTGATGTCCTGACGCTGACCCACAACGCATCTACGTTGATTCTCCCGACCTCGGCCAACATCACGACCGCAGCGGGGGACCGAGCGATTCTGACGCCAATTGGGAACCCCGCCAGCGGATGGCAGGTGTTGGCATACCAGCGAGCGAGCGGCAAAGCCCTCGTGGAGACGGTCACGTTTGACTATCTGAACACGCTGCGCATTGACGTTGCTTCGGCTACGACGGTTGATCTGACCGCCAATGCTCCCAACACTCGCAACATCAACATCACGGGCGCAACCACGATCACCGGCTTCACGGTGGCGGCTGGACAGACCTACTTTGTCCGGTTCAATGCGGCGCTCACGCTGACAAACAACGCATCGATTGTCACGCAGACCGGCGCAAACCTCATCACTGCTGCTGGTGACACCTGCATCCTCCGATCAACTGCGGCCAACGTGGTGGAGGTGCTTTCTTACGTCGGATATGCCACGGCAGCACAGCCTGGTCGGATCGAGATCGCTACTGACGCAGAAGCAAGAAATGGCGTAGATGCATCTCGGGCTGTAGTGCCGGCGAACCTCACAGCCACGGTCCTTGGCATGAGTCAAGTGCTGACGGACTTTACTGGTTCGCGAGCACTCAACACCACCTACACCAACGGTGGAAAGACGACCATGATCAACGTCCGAGTCGTGACAACGGCTGGGTCAGGCACAGGCAACTTCATGGGCGTGACGACCACTGGCGGGCAACAACAAGATGGATCGGCATCAGGCGCAGCAGGAGCGGGCTGGGTGCTTACCGTGAGTGCGCTGATTCCTCCGAACAGCCCGTACAGCGTGAATATCAACAACGCGACCCTTCAGTCTTGGAAGGAGTTCGCATGACCAACACACAGACCGGCATGTTCACCCCATCGGGCCATGCCATCCACAGGATGCTTTTCATTCTGCGTCCCGACACCAATGGAAATTGGTACATCCAAGACGATGTTGATCACAAGAGCTTCGGTGTTCTTCCCACGGTTGAGCAGACCTCCGACTATCTGCGGGTGTACTTCGACAAGACGTACTCGCACGCCGGCATCGTTCAAATCACCAGCGATGACGACTTCCGAAACAGGGTCTCAGGCCATGGGAATCTAGGCCTGTCGTGCACAACGATCCGAGTCGTTGCTGGCGGGCAAATCATCAATCCTTCTGACGTGTGGCTGCACGTTCCGAACGGCGCCGGGAATTTCTGGTGCTCTGTTGAGATGTTTCGATAGGACTGGCGCATGAAGCAGGAAACCCAAGACATCCTTGCCGAAGCCGCCAAGGCTGCACCCGGAATCACCATGTCCGCAATCACCCTGAATGGCGCGGTGGCCATCGTGACCATTGTTTTTATCGTCCTTCAAGTGGCCTATCTGGTCCGAAAGTGGATCAGGGAAGAAACGGAATGGGGCTACCAGCTCAAGCGGTGGGCCAAAGAGAAGTTCACTCAACCCGGAGATTTGCAATGAAGCTGATCGACAACGCAAAGCAGTGGTGGCGCATGCTGGTTATTCAGGTGGCCGCTGTATGGGCTGCGGTCATCACCGTCTGGCCGTTGCTTACTGAGGCCCAGCGGTCCGACATGCTGGCCTTGGTTGGCATCCCGCCAGAGTGGCTTGGGGGCGTTACGGCGGCTGTGATGTTCCTCACTTTGGTGGCAGCTCGGATCAAGGCGCAGCCGGCGCTGCACCCGAAAGACGACCAGTGACCGACCGCATTCCCTACGTGCCTCCAACGATCACCGTACCGGACAGGACCGACCCGCTGGACATGGAGTTGGAAAGCATCCAACAGCACTGCCTCAAGTCGTGGTCCGAGCACGAAATCATCGCTCGCTTGGAGCAGTTCCGACGGATGCGGTACGTAGAGCGCAGCAGGTTGCACGACCAGCAGATCGAAGCCCGAAACCCGGGCAAGTACAAGCGCGAAGGCTCGAAATGATCCCTGACCAAGTGAAGCACGCCGTCTCTAAGGCGCTGTTCATGCTCCCGCCAGCCATGACCAGCCCGCAGGCTAGGGTGATGCTCTACGCCATTGGGCTGCAGGAAAGCCGGTTCACGCATCGCTTTCAGGTGGTGCAGGGGAGGCCAGGAGCAAAAGGCCCGGCTCGTGGTTTTTGGCAGTTCGAGCGTGGAGGCGGTTGCAAGGGTGTTGTAGAGCACCCGGCGTCTAGGTTCTGGATGAGCCGTATTTGCCAGGAGCGCAGGGTCGATTTCAACGCCACAGCGATCTGGAACGCCATCGAGACAGACGACGTGCTGGCCGCTGCTGCTGCCCGACTTCTGCTGTTCACCGACCCAAAAAAACTGCCAGAGGTTGGAGATGAGAACGGAGCGTGGAACCTCTACACACGCACCTGGCGGCCTGGCAAGCCGCACCCTCAAACCTGGCCGGCGCTGTACGCCGAGGCGATGAAAGCATGACCGCCATCTTGAGCATTTTCAAGCTCATTCCGAGCTGGCTGTATGCCGCTGCCATTGCCGGGCTGTTGGCGACCAACTGCACCACTATGCACAGGCTCGACGCCGCAAAGCTGGATCTGTCCGACCTCAAGGCCCAGCACGCTGAAGCCGCAAGAGCTGCCGAAGCCTCCGCACGTGCGAAAGAGCAAGCCGCAGCCACAACCCTAGCCACCATTGAACAGAAAGCCCGCGATGAACAAAAGCGTCTGTCTGCTGATCTTGCCGCTCTTGACCGCGAGTTGCGCAACCGTCCCCAGCGCCCCAGCGGTGGTGACTTGTCCAAGAGTCCCAGCAATAGCGTGGGATGCACCGGAGCCGGCCTTTTTGCCGAGGATGCAAGAACTGCTCTCAGGGAGGCTGCCCGGGCCGACAAGCTACGAATTGACCTCGCCCGGTGCCAAGCTGCCTACGACTCAGCGGTGAAGCTCACCAGCCCCTGAACTGCATGCGAATCTAGCCTTTTCTATGCATGTCTAGCCCGACCTGCATAGTTTTCCGCGTCTCCTGATCAGGTTGCCCTGATCCTTAGCCCCTCTGCCTTCGGGTGGAGGGGCCATTTTCTGTTTCTGGCACCATGGAAGCATGAAAGAGGTCGAATACTTCCACTGGATGCTTCCCCCTGATGTGTGGAGC